TATTTTTATAACGGCAAATGGATGGCACCTAAATATACTACTGATGGAGTGCATCTTACATATGCAGGATATCAATTGTGGAAAGAAACAATACAAGCATATATCAATGAATGATTCGCAATTGGTTAATAAAGCGTCACACCCCACAAGGAGCCAAGACTGCGGTTAAGGCTCCTTTTTGACAGTAAAAATCCCCTCAATGCAAAATGCAAAGAGGGGGGTATTTTATTAACGTTTCTTAATTTTCAATTCATACGCCAAATCATTTCTAAAATCTAATATTTCGGCTTGATTGTCATTCAAAATTGAGCTACTTATCATTAGAATATTGGAGTCTATATATAATACATTCTCATCATTATTTAAGTTCTTTACCAAGTCTATTCTATCTCTTATATCACTTAGTTCATCCCTTGCTTCGTCAGTATCGATTTCTCGGTCAAGATATTGGTCGGTGATATTCAAGGCTTCAACTCCGAGATTGTAAACTTCGTGACTTAGTTTGCTTGGAACATTTCTATTCGATTTCATTGTTAACGAAAAAATGACAATCGCAACCAATATTAATCCAGTGGTTATGCTTAGTGTTACATAAGCTACATTTCTGTTTTTGATATTATTCTGTTTTAGAATGCTTTCGGATTCATCCATTTCTTACACCTCCAATGTAAATTATACCTAATTATATTACTGATGATAAATTTTGTCAAAAAGTATTGAGAATTAAACTGGTAAATATTGCATGGTTAATTAGTGTATATTTTATGTGTTGTATGTTAATAATAATTATATATAAACAAATACATAAGTAATAATAAGAATACACACGCGCGTTTTCCCCCGTACCCCGTCCCTCCGCTCACTCATTTCATTCGTTCGTTTCACTCCTAGTAAATCATTTTATCAAGTTTTTTATATAGTTTAAGCCTCTTATACAATCTATCGGTATGTAATAATAACGAAATATTAAACGAAATATCAAACGAAATTAATGAATGCTTGAATTGATTAGTATTGGCCCCAAATCCCATCTTGAATATCCAATGATTGATACTCTATCACCTTTCTTTAAATCCTTTAATTTCTCTATCTCCGCATCATCATAAAAGTAACAACTAATGATGCACCATCCATCGGCTGGGCTTTTTGAACGTTGCTGACGAATCGTGATTCTACATCCATCCATTTTGTCGATGTGAACCTTGTATATCTCACCTTTTAACTTGATTATTTTATCTTTCCAATTTTCCTTAATTTTAAATTGTTCTTTTTGGTTCATTGCATTGTCGGCGTAGTGGCACAACCAATCCTCGGCATCCACGGTCATTATGCTGTAACTATCCAACATCTTAATTCTTGCGGATGTTTCAACGGTTCGGGTTTGTTCTGCTTCAATTTCTTTTGGTGCTTCTGATTTTAGTTCCATAGCTCCTGAGTATCCCAATGCAATCGCGAGTAATATGATAAGAATTTCCATGATGACCCTCCTATAATCTAAAATCTGACATATCCGTTATGATAGTTACATATTTAATTTGAGTGGTCTTTGGTGGCTTGATATTTCTACCAACGATATAGACGGTAGGCATTATCGGGAACCATTCCTTGTAGGCTACGGTCCTATAAAATTCCTCGTACTTTTCAAAATCAAATCCCTTGTGCGATATCTCAACTTCAAGCAATCCAAGCCTCTGTTTTCCTTCAAATTCGAAGCCAAATATTGCATCTGGACGTATTTTACCTAAACCTTTTTCAGACACGAAATTGAGGATTTTAGAGCGTTGAGATAATTCACGGTAGAATTCTGTCACTAGCAAATCATGCATGAAATTACCGGGTTTTTTCACATAGTAAATATAGTCATGGTTCATGGTTAGCCGAGCCCTTTTGACCTTTCCATTGACGGCAAGGGTTCTAAGCCTTAGTTGGCAGCTTCGAAGACTTGGAAAAAACAATGCTGTCAATGTGGTTGTACTGGCGATACGGTATTCTTCAATAAAGTTGAGGATATCTAAATCTCGTCTGGTCAACATCATGAATGGAACACCTCCAAATCAGTGATATCTACATCGATTTTTTCTGATGGGATTAGTTTCGGTTCGGATTTAGAAACGTAGGTATGTTTGATTAATTCTCTGACCTTTTCTGTGTTTAAATACGGTGTCTGAACCTCGGTCATATCACCTAGCCTTGACAGCAATCCATGGCCTTTTCCGTTGAGTTTTTCGAGGCCTTCAGTATCAATTATTATTCTGGAGTTGGTTGCATCTATTGTTTTCATGCCTAAGACATTGGTGATATTGCATTTTATTTTACCATTCAGAATATCTTTATCAGGTCTCTGCGTTGAGGTAATCATATGTATTCCGCAAGCTCTGGCCTTGGCGGATATAACGGATAACTCTTCGAGCAAATCTTTCCTGGATGCGAAATCTACCATTTCATCTATGACCAATAACTCATAAGTCAATGGGTTTTTCTTATGCCGTTTATTATAGCTTTGAATATCGCCAAAGCCATTTCTAGCCATTTTCTGATAACGAGCCTCTATATCATCATTAATTGATTTTAAGACCTTCTCGGCGGTTTCTGTGGTGTCAGCGAATGATTTTACATGGGAAGACTTCTTGAACACTGAGAATGAGGCTCCGTGTTTTAAATCAATGAGGTGCAGTAGTACATTTGAGTGGAGAATGAGATTGGTGATAATAACGAACAGTGTGTTTGACTTGCCACATCCGGTGGACCCGGCTACAAGTAAATGTGGTTCAGTTCCTTCGGCAAGATCAAAATTAATCATTCTACCTTTGCGATCTTTGCCAATCAATATAGACACATTGCCGTCAAGTTGGATTGGCTCATAGTTGAATTTATCAATGGTGGTTTTGTGATATTCTTCGATGATGAACTGTCCTTTGTTGATATACTCGATATGAACTGGTTTCCCAATATGTTGTTCGATGGCTGATTGCTTCTTTATAATATCATCCACGGAGATTCCAGCTGGAAGAGTAAATTTATAGGTAGTAGAATATTCGCTTTTCTCCTTTGTTCGCATGATAGGATAGTAGCATTCATTAATTCCTAACTTTAGATTGCGAAATATCCGGTCATATTTACTCTTGGTGCAATAATGATAAGTAATTCCACTTATTCCAACAGTGCTGAAGATAGCAGCGTATCCATCGAATGAACCTGGTAAAAATCTATCAAATGCCTTCAATCCTATTCCGAGAATAACCGACAAGGCACACGTATAAAGTTGCATATTTTTATAATCAAGTTTTTCTTTCATTATTAACCTCCTATGATATAATAGAGGTAGCCTATTATTTAGGCCCCTTATATTTAACCCTGTGCGTTCACCGTCCAAAGTAGCGCCGGGGTTATTTTAATTCATGCTGTCAAGAAAATTATCGATGCCGGTTGAACTTAGTCCGTAATCACACTCAACCTTGACGGCGGTTTTTCTTTCGTTTCCTAGATATGCTTCGGCGGCTTCTTTAAACCACGCACTCCGTGACATGTGTCCTTTGTTACTGTCTATCCTATGTAGTAATTCCAATTCATCATCACCGAAGTATACCGGAATTGTCTGGCCTATAATCTCACCCCCTTGCTTATGTATTTATCAAACTTGCGACAGCCTATTTTGTAATAACCCATTGCATTAGCAAATTGACTGTCCGGCAAAAGAATGACCGATTTGAAACGGAATTTAAAAACACCATATAATACTGATGCACCACCACCACATAATACAATCTGGGTGGTTTTGGATGGGTAGTTTAATTGAAATTCGGTGAGTATAGGTTCGAGGTATGCTTGCAGTACTGGTTGAAGGAACGCTAAATCTTGCCTTTCGCCCTCAATCGTCAATCCATTGACAAATATTTTCTCGGCGTATCTTGGTTCAAGAGTCATGTTATATCGGTTATTGGTTGCATGAATGATTTGGCTGTAAAGTTTTTGGATCCCTTTATACCAAGTGTCGTATTTCTGCATCACCGGGGATCCATTTATCATTTCAATTAACCCGATGTCGATTGTTAACCCACCAATATCAAACACAATATAGTCCCCATTTAGCTGACCGATGGACATTAATGCTCCGGCTCCTTGTGGGAAGATTAACACATCATTAATGTGAAATTTGAAATCTTGTTCATGTACTGATACCTTGCAATCATTGTATCCCATGATCATTTTAGTAAATTTTTCTCGTTGTAACTTATACTGACCGATTGGCAACCCAGCAACTAGATAATATTCTCCAGGGCCAGTCAATTTCAAATTATATAACGTACATACCTTGTTGATCTCCTGATCTGTTTTATCTACTTCAATTGTCGGATTCCCAGAACCAACCCCAAAATCTATGCCGTCAATAGTGATGTCTGATAGCGTGTTATCGACCCGGCGGTAGGCTGATTTAAAAATCCGCTTTTCATTATCTTTGGTGTAGAGATAACCGTTATCCAACCCCTTTATCATATTGCCTCCTATTAGTTTTTGTTAGTTTCTAATACACTATATGAGAGAGGATACCAAATGTTGCATAGTTTTTAATAATTTCTAATAGATTTTAATGCAAAAAAAAGAAAACCCCACATTTCTGTGGAGTCCTCTCTGTAGACAATTCTTATTTTGGGATGACTTTATGATAACACCTTGTTCCATATATGTATAGTTGGTACATTAACGAAAATTTTCGATATTTCTATCATATATCACAATACACCATAAATTCTATTGGTTATTCCGAATACCCTTAATATATTTTATAAATTTCTCTACCTCAAGACGTTCACTGTCCGTAAGGTATGATATACTATCTTCACCCAACAAAAAAGTAACCGATACATTGAGAGCTTCGGCTATTTTATAAAGTATTTCTACTGAGATTTTTGCCTTTCCGTTTTCTATCTCGGAAAGAGTAGACTGGCTTATACCAGCTTTATCACACAATGCCAATTGTTTTAATCCGTTGTTTTGTCTTGCAAAATATACTCTCTGACCGATTTTTATGCTGTCATAACCCATGTCATCACCCCACGAGATACAATAACATACCAAAATTTGCAAAACAATACAATGTTGACATTTATCTACAATAGCAATATTATTATTACCATACCGATATAATATTTGACAATATTCGATAGAATTTTAAAAAATTCTTAAAATATTAAACATTCTGACAAAATATTGACATAATTTAGACTAAATATTACTATATGCGACAAACTGGCAGTATTTCCCCGTATGCCAGTATCTTCTTCATCTTAACCGTGAAGATTGACATAAATTTATTACCTGCGTAGGTCATGATTATATCGTGACTTAATATAAAATACAAAAGATAAAATGACTGCTGAGAACTAATGTATAGTTGCAACCGAAGGGGGTTTACATGAAGACTATATATATAAAACGTATACGTGATGATGCGATCACGAACGCTAATCCATTGCCAGATAAGACTTCAGAAGATGAAACTGAGGATTTCATTAATGGGAGCGTAGAAGATGGATTATGTGAGTATCAAAAATATGAAGCAGACCTGTTGACGGCATGTGAAAGCGGTGATACTGAGTCATGTAGGTACATAATCGAGCTGATGCGATCCGTGGTAAAAGATATGTGTTGCAAGATGACAATTTAAAATTTCAATAGATACCCAAAAAAATAAACAAGCCTTTGTAATCATAGCAGATTATCGTTGGCTTGTTTTTTATTGATTATTATATGAATTATTGATTATTTTTTATGTTTTCTGGTAGTTCTGATAAAAATTTCAAGTATTTCTTGGCTTGTTCCATTCCGTTCATATTCATCTTTTCTAAGCTTGACATTATATCCAGGTAAATTTCGGCTTCTTCGTCGGATGAAAATTTCAATCCGATTTCCATGTTGGCATCTCTGCCAAGCAAATAATCAACTGTAACTCCAAAATATTCCGCTAATTTTAATAGTTTGTCCGGGTTGGGAGTGCTTCTCCCTGCTTTCCATTCTGATAACGAGCTGTAAGGTATTCCGGCTTCCTTGGCAACCTTATAGACCGATACTTTGTTTACTTTTAATAATTTTTCGAATATCTCGTACATGGTTTCTTGTTTACCTTTCACAAATATTTCATTATAACAGAAAATGGTTAACAAGCCTATTGACTATAACAGAAACCTGTGATACTATCAACGTATCGGAAAGTTGTTATATTCATTAAGCACTATCACGGTATGAAGTTATAAATAAATTTCAAACTCGACATTTGAAATTATATCAGAATTCCGTTATAGATGCAATAGTCAATTTATGTAATTTAATGGAAAGGAGATAGGAAATTTGTACTATAATTTTGAAAAATTAATCAAGAAAAAGGGAATTTCACCATATAGGGTGTCGAAAGACACGGGAATTCCATATGCAACATTGAGTGATTGGAAAAACAGTAAGAGTAAGCCAAAGTTGGACAAGCTGATTAAGATTGCGAATTACCTTGGAGTAACACTAGATGAGTTGTTGAAAGAAGAAAGTCAAGAACCTACATATTAAGATTTTGGGAGCTTACTAATGAAGAAAATATTATTTGTGGCGGTGATTTTGCTTCTATTGCCGTCAAAGAAAGTATTCGCATTCGAAGAACCGGTTGCTGGTATGGCAGTCACGCTTGATGCCGTCAAGGACAAGCCCATTGTGAAAGCCGTAGCCTACTACTCAGCAATTTATCACATTGACGGCGATTTGGTTTGGGCTGTTATCGATGGAGAGTCAGAGGGTGAAATTAAAGCATTTAACATTAACCGAAACGGTACAACCGATCACGGATTAATGCAGATCAATTCTTGTAATCACGAATGGTTGAGTGAAGAACTCGGCATTACGGATTTCTATGAGCCAAGCCAGAACATCAAGGCTGGTGTCTATATCTTATCTTTATTGACGGCTAAGTATGATAGCCTGCATCGAGTTTTAATGAGTTACAACATGGGAGAATTTCGGACAAGGGAGTTATGGCAACAGGGAATTTATTCAAGTAGATATAGCAGAAGAATTATGGACAAGCTTCACAAAATTAAGGAGGGAGATTAACCAGATGAAAAAAAGATGGTTTAGTGCTGGAAATTACATGCCGTCAAAGTCAAGAGCGATGTGTAAATGTTCTAGCTGTAGATTAAGAGGAACGACATGCTGTCCAAGATATTAAGGAGGGGAGGAAATAAAAATGAAAGAAAAAACATCACTCAGAACCGCAATGAGTATGACAGCATTCATTCTATCGTGTATCACATTTCTCGGTATTTTCTTAATACCAATGATACGCGAGGTTGAAGCAATAACGCTTGGATGGTCAGTAATCATTGTGTTGTTGCTTGGATTGCTTACATATTTGCTGTTTCAGCTATCAGTCGCTTTGGTTGATGGACCAAAGAAAAAAACTCACTAGACTCGGCAAAGTCAAAGTGAGCAGTTTGGAAAATATCTAATATTTATTCTAATCCAAAAGGAGGATTTAGTCAATGAGGAAGTTAATCAGATCAGTTATCAGACATCAGGCTTACGCATCACATACAGGGCATAAGGGGTTTAAGTATCTGTGGAAGCAGTATCGGATTAAGACTGGACATGCAGTAGTTGAGGGTGAGCCAGTTAAGAAAAAGAGTGCTTGGAGTAGAGCAATTCATAATATTTTTGGAGGAAAGAGAGGATAAGAGGATTATGAGTAAGGGTAATTTTAAGGTTAAATGTTTAGATGATTGTGACAACTCAGACGTGTACACAAATGGCAAGGTATATGACTTTGTGAATGGATTTATGGTTTGTGATGATGGTTCTAAAATGCCGGACTCTCGTACAACAATTAATACATTTGAGGATTGGAACAATTGGAGCTCTGCCAAATGGGAACTCGTTACCGAAAAGCAATACTTCGGTGAATACATATCAATCAAGCGTTGCAAGAAAGACAAGCGTGTCGTTGCGGTTATGTCGGTGGATGGAGAGTATCAGAAGTCAACTAATGTAAAACTGAATGACTTTGGTGGTGATTTCGGTAAGGCAGCTAAAGCAGCGGTGGAAAAGCTATTGGATACATTCAATGTTAAGGAAATTGAAGCAGTGGACAAGCCTAATGGTTTTAAAGCTAAGTGTATCAAGACTGACGACGGAGGACTTACTGAGGGCAAGGTATATGAATTCGTGAATGGCTTCGGCAAATGGGATAATGGCGAGAAAATGCCACAATTCAAAGACAATGGTATTGATCGCTTTGACTGTTTCGCTGATTTGGCTAAGTGGTTTGGCGAAGGGTTCGGAACGGATTGGGAAGAAGTCAAGAATACCGAAGAGAATACTCCTTTGACGGCAGAGGGTTTCAAGGCTAGGGACAAGGTTAAGGTTATTGCAAAGAAACACGGTCATTGTTTCCCGATAGGAGAGATCCTTGAACTTATCGAAGACGGTCATTATCCAAAGTGGAAAGCGGTTGCTGTTAATGGCAAAAAATACGGTTGCAGCATTCATTGGTTCGTGGATGAGGATGAAATCGAGCCATATAAGGAAACCGAAACACCCTCCTTCGATTGGGAATCCTTCAAATCAGGAAAATTCGCGGTACATTGCGATACCGAGGAAAAGGCTAGGGAGTTTTTGAAGGAATGTGATGAGCAAGGGATTAAGTGGTGTACTGGTGATAGGGCATCTGAAAGTAATCACGGAGCAACATGCTACATACATCGTCCAGAATTTCATGGATTGACTTACGGCGGAAATATAAACGATGTACCTATCATCGACTACACCCCATCAAAACCCACTGTCAAAGAAGTGTCTCGCAAGGCAGAAGTCGGGGAATGGATTAAGATTGTGGATGCATCTATAAGCACGAAAAGATATCTAAAAAACGGAGATATAGCAAGGATTGTCAAGGTTGATAACCATAACTGTTTTAATGAGCATTGGGCTTATTACGAGAATAAATGCGGCAAGTTTTTATTGCCCAAAGAGTATGTAGTCCTCGAAAACTATCAGCCACCCATTGACAGCAAGCCAGAACCGGAACAGCCAGTTTCCTCCACTTCCATGAGAGAGGTTAAGAGAGAAGCAAGGGTAGGAGAAATTATCAAGGTTGTCAATGCAGATTCAACCTATCATTACGGATATGATAACGGGGACATTATCAAGGTTGAGAAATTGCATGATGAATACTTCAAAAATGGAGTAGTAATGAAACCTTATCATATCATTGCCCGTGAATACGTTGTCCTAGAAAACTTCGACTACTCTGTATTCCCCAAGAACGCGCCGTTCGTTAAGGCGAAGGTTGGGGATAAGATTAAGGTGGTTAAAGGTGGTATAGGACACGGTCCGGAGGTTAAGAAAGATGATGTAATGGTTGTTGATGAAGTCAATAGATTTTCTGTTGGCGCAAACAATCCGAGAAGTACAGGACGTAATTGGTTCGAAGATAAGTACCAAGAATACATCATCATCGAAGAAGCGCCGGAGGTTAAAAAGTTCCAACCAATTCCTCAATCGGTAATCGAAGAGGTTCGCAGATGGCAAAATGTTCCGTTTGGAAAAGATACCACAATCAATATCGGTGATACCGTCAAGGTGGTTGATAAAGGTAATAACTACAGCGGAAGTATTGCGTTTGTTGAAAAGCACGCCAAAGACTTTACAAAGCTTTACAACAATGAATACTTCTTTCAACCCAACAATGGCGATATAGGGGTAATAATTGCAATGGCTGAAAAGAAATACGTAGTGCTTATTGGTCAAAATGTGTTTGTTATGGGTGATACAGGCATCGAGAAAGTGAGGAACTAACCAGATGAATGAGAGGGTTGTTAATTTGCTAAGTCTCTGCTTGACGGCAAAGGAACGAGGGATATGTATCTGGTTTGATTATGCGCCACATTGCGACAGTGTAATGGTACATGCATATAAGGATGGGTGGGATATTCTCCCACCCGATGAAAAGCCGGATATGGAATTTTCCTTCACCATCTATCTTGATTGGGAAGATGCAGAGGAACGGCTGGCAGAAGCGAAACAGGCAATTGAGAAATTGATGAAAGAGAGGGGCAAGACAGAATGAACATTATATTAAAACGAATACATATGGAGAATTTTAAGGTTTTCAAAGATAAAACTATAAACTTCGGGAGGATTACAAGGATTTTCGCTCAGAATTACAAGGGTAAATCAAGCATAGCAGATTCGTTCTTTTGGGTACTATTCGGAAAATCCGCAACCGGCAATTCCGAGGGTAAGCAATTCACTCCTCGCCGTTATGAGGTTGATGGAGACGGAAATCAAATCCCCATTGACCATGTAGATGTAGTGGTGGAGTTAACTATCGATGTTGACGGCAGGGAAATCACCATTAAGAAAACCCAACAGCAGAAATGGGTTCGTAAACGTGGTGATGAAATCCAGACCTATGAGGGTGATAAAAACATATACCACTGGAACGAAGTTGAGGTATCAGAGACTGAACACAAGAGAAGAGTTGCGGAATTGGTCGACGAGGAAGTATTCCGGCTGATAACTAACCCCCATGCATTTGTCGGTAAGAAGCAAGATGAACAGCGTAAATTCCTGGTGGAAAAAGTAGCACAAATCACAGACTCAGATGTTTTCTCCATTGACGGCGGTTTTCCTACATTACGGTCAAAGATGGATGAAGGTAAGACCCTTGAAGAGATCAAGGCTATTAATAAGAAGGGATTGCAGGGTTATAAGCAACAGCAAGAGTCTATTCCAATCCGAATTGACGAAAAGTCCAAAGAAATAATTGATATTGATTTTGCGGAACAGGAGTTGGCATTATCGGCTTTGAAAGTCCAATTATCCGAAATGGAACGCAAGATATCCGACACCTCCGAAGCATACGGAGAGGTTGCGAAGATCAAGACAGAGATTGCGGAGTATCGCTCCAAATTAACCGAGATTGAAGCAGCCGAAAGAAACGCTCTTGCCGTCAAGAAAAGAGATATTCAGTCCAAGTTGGACAATGCGTCCTATGCATTGGTTAAGGTGTCACAATCGAAATTGAACACTGCAAACGAGATTGAATTACTCACCCAGAAAATCTCTGCATGGCAAGTTTCTTTCGAAACTATGAAAAAAAGATATTCCGAAGAAAAAGCCAAGGAATTTGACGAAGCTCAAAATCTCTGTCCGGTATGCGGAAATGAGTTTAATGAGGAAAAGAAAGCTGAGTTATTAACGAGGTTTGAAGAGGATAAAAAAGCTAAACTCAATCAGATTAATCTTGACGGAAGTCAAATCAGAAATGACATGAGAGAGAAGCAAGAGACATTGACCAATCTTGAACGACAGCTAACTACATTGACTGCAGAGGTTGAAAAGTTAACAGCCGAAGAGCTTGCCGTCAAAGAAGAACTTGGCAAGCTACCAACCGAAATTGACCTATCGGAAAATACCATCTACCAAGGTTACATAGCCACTATCACCGCCCTCGAAAATGCCCTTGCAGAGACTCAAAAATCTCTAGCTGACACTGATATCATCAAAGCCGATTTAACCGCCAGAAAAGCCGAAATTCAAAGCCAAATCGAAGTTTTACAAGGTGTGATCGGTTCCAAGAAACACATTGATGATGCGAGGGATAGGGTGGAAGAGTTGAGAGCTGAATTAAAGACTGCTACCGCTAAGGCTGCAGAGTGTGAGAGGTTGGATTTTGAGATTGAGAAGTTTGAAAAAGCCAAGATGAACCTATTATCCGATAGAGTTAATTCAAAGTTCAAGGTTGTTAAGTGGAAGCTTTGGAGAGAACTCAAAAACGGCGGTATGGAACCATATTGCGTATGCCAGATACATGGTACGGATTATGGCGAGAATACCACATCAACCACCGAAAGAATGCTTGCCGGATGCGATATCTTACAAACACTCATGGATATCTACAATGTTAAGGCTCCGGTTTTCTTTGACAATGCCGAAGCGTACACGGTAGAAAATCAACCGAAGCTTAACACTCAAATGGTTATGTTGTTTGTATCGGAAGATACAGAAATGAGGGTAGAACATGAATAGTACAAATATTATCAAAGTCCGTTACCTAAAAGACGGACAACCAGGCGGACGCCCATACACTTATTTTTCAGAGGATCCCGTAACAATCGGTGATGTTGTTCAAGTTAATGAACATGCCAAGGGATTAGTCGTGGATATTGATGTTCCTGAGGAAGAGATTGCGGATATCAAGCATTTGGTGAAATTCATCCATGGGAGGGTTGAGGAATGAGTGACACAACCGGAAAATACCGCTCCATGCTTGACAGCCTACATAAAACCGCCAGAGAGGTAGTCATGGATGAAATCCAAGGAGATATCAATAGGTTGTTGGAATATTCGCAAAGTATTGATACTACCGATGTAGCCGGAACGGTTGTCGGAATTGAAACTATTGTTTGTGCGCTGAAGGAAATGGCGCGGAAAGCTTATTAGGAGGATAAGAGATTATGGCAAGAAGTGAATACAGAAATGCAATTAACAGTTCAGCGGATGGCATTATCAATGATATTGAAACAGACGTGAATAATCTTCTGGAATTTGTAGAGGGTATCGATGTTGAAAATACTGAGGACTTAAAAGAGGATATCGATACAATTATCGCTGACTTGAAGGAGTTAGCAGAAAAGTTATATTAGGAGGGATTTAGATGGAAGGATTAAATAAACTCAACACAATCGCTGATCTGCTTGACGGCAAGGGAATTATTCTTGTCCGCAACGATGAAGCAAAAGGAACATGGTACGTACATTGTTGGTGGAGTGCTGGTGAGTATGGTTATAGGGATATTCACAACACATTCACCAAGGATTTGGAATTGGAACTCGATGTGATTATCAGAAAATTAGGAGGAAAGTAATATGTCAGTAGAAAAAAACGCTGTAGCAACACAACAGCCACAGCAGACCGAGCTAACACCTGGGGCGCAGTTTTCTACATATGCAATAAAGGAATTTGCTTCACAGGTTGGTGGAGAATCTCACTTATCTACTTATCAGACTCAACTCATGCAGGGTTATTTTATCGGGATAGATAGGGCCTTAAAGATTGCAGAGGAAAACCGTATTCGTAAGAACGAGGCAAACACCAATAAGCAATACAACAATGATTTAGCTATTAACTGGAACACTGTTAACCTCAAAGAATGTATCCTCGATGCGGTACACTACGCAAAAATGGGATTGGATATGATGCAGCCGAACCACTTGACAGCAATGCCCTTTAAGAATAAGAAAACCAATCAGTATGATGTAACGTTCATCAAGGGGTATTCAGGCATCCAGTACATAGCTGAGAAGTATGCATTGAATAAACCCAAGAATGTTATTACTGAACTGGTTTATTCCACGGATATATTTAAGCCTGTCAAAAAGAGTGCCGTCAATGAGGTTGAGAGTTATGAGTTTGAGATTACCAATCCTTTTAATCGCGGAACGGTAATCGGAGGATTTGGATACCTTCAATATGACGACTCAAAGAAAAACCGCCTTATTATCATGACTTTAAAGGATATCGAGAAGAGAAAACCCAAGTACGCAGCAGCCGATTTCTGGGGAGGAACAAAGTCCGAATATGTAAATGGAAAGAAACAGGACGTTGAAACCGAAGGTTGGTACGAAGAAATGTGCATGAAAACTCTGATCCGGTATGTGTACAGTCCGAAGCATATTGAGATAGACCCAATGAAGATTGATGAGAGCTATCAGTACATGCGAGAAGCTGAGACAAGATATGTTCAGATGGAAACGCAGGCAATGATTGAGGAACAGGCTAACACAGAGGAATTTGTAATGCCGGATCCGGAACCTGAGACACCCAAGGAACAACCTAAATCCAAGAAAACAACTATTATCGATGAAATTAATCAGTCGGTATTTGAGTAGGGGGTAGTACGATGGGCAATTTTGAAGTATTGGCGAAAATGTCGGCTGATAATAAAGAAATCCTACTTGCTCCATTATCCAATATCACAGCAGCTCAATCCGGCAAAGATGGATTTGGCAGAGTTACAATCGCAGTTCCAAATGAGGTCATTACGAAGCTTCTCATTGACGGCAATTATTACACGGGTGGTTTGCTCTTGGCGAATACGGAGCAGTTTAACGAGATTAAGAAATTGGGTGATGCATAGTGAAAATGCAATGTCTAGGTAGTAGTAGCTCTGGAAACTGCTACCTTCTGGAAAGCGATACGGAGTGCTTAGTCTTAGAATGCGGAATCAAATTTGCGGAAGTTAAAAAAGCACTGGATTTCAATGTGGGTAAGATAATCGGAGTAGTTGCGACCCATATGCATTCAGATCACTTTGGATATGCCATGGAATATCTGAAATCCGGTATCCCTGTTTATGCATCCGAGGAAACCCATAAATCGCTGTCAAAGGAGTACGATGCACAGAAGGTTGTTAGATGTGGATATGAATACTGTATCGGACAATTCAAAATTTATCCCTTCCACGCAGAACACGATGTCGAGTGCTTCGGATATGTGATTGTTCATCCTGATATGGGTAAGCTGCTATTCTGCACGGACTCCGCATTTGTTAAATCTAACTTCAACAAATTAAAACTCAATCATATAGCCATCGAAGCCAACTACTCCGAAGCAATCGTAGAAGAACTGCTGTCAAAGGGGTTGATAGACCAGGCGAGAGTAAATCGTACATTCAAGACTCACATGAGCATTGAGACTTGTAGGGAGTTCGTGAGAGCCAACAAGACTGCTTCCCTTGACAGTATTGTGCTTCTCCATTTGTCGGATGGCAATTCAAATTCAATGGAATTTCAACAGACAATCCAAGAGATTGTTGGGGATGCCGTCAAAGTGGTTGTGGCTGATAAAGGTATAACTATTAAATTAGATCTATTCCCATGGTAGGGAGAGAGGAAAAGTTATGGAAATTTTATTAATTATCACAAGTGTTTTATTTGTTCTCGGTATTATAGCTGACATCGTTGACAGTTGTTTTAAGAAACAACTTACCAAGATAACTGAGAAGCAAAACGAACTTATAAAACAGCAGAATGAATTACTATGGGCGGTATTAAAAGAAAGTAATGAAATTTCAAGGGAACTAATCAAAGAGAATTTAAAGAAAAATGGAGGACAAATCAATGAATAAAGCTATTTTAATCGGGAGACTCACAAGAGATCCGGAAGTTAAATATAGTCAGTCAGAAAACTCAACAGCAGTAGCGAGATTCACCCTTGCAGTAGATCGCAAATTTAAAAGAGCCGGTGACACACAAGAAGCAGATTTTATCAGCTGTATAGCATTTTCAAAGACAGCCGAGTTCGTTGAGAAATATTTCACTAAGGGTATGAAAATGGTTGTCGAAGGTCACATCCAAACAGGCTCATATACGAATAAGGACGGGGTTAAGGTTTACACGACTGATATCGCAGTGGAGCAAGTTGAATTTGCAGAGAGCAAGCGTGAAGGTAGCGTTGAGGGTGGTTCAAGTAGACCGGAGCCGAGTAGTGCGGTGGGTGACGGATTTATGAACATACCTTCAGGTGCCTGTGATGAACTTCCATTTAATTAAAGGGGTGATTTTATTGTCAGGAAATTATAAACATGGTCAAAGACATACAAGATTATACGATATATGGCGGTCAATGAAGTCAAGGTGTAGTAATCCCAACAATAACAGATTTGCTAATTATGGCGGTAGAGGAATTTCAGTCTGTGATGAATGGAATAAGTTTGAAAGCTTCTATTTATGGTCAGTGCTGAATGGTTATGTTGATAACCTAACTATTGACCGCAAAGATACCAATGGAAACTATGAACCAGATAATTGCAGATGGGTTACTGAAAAGGTTCAACAAAACAATCGTTCCAATAACAGATATGTGGAGTTCGATGGAGTCAGTCATACTTTGGGTGAATGGTCGGAGATTACCGGAATAAAGTTGGCGACTATTTGGGCGAGGTTGAATAATGGATGGAGCACTGAAAAAACCCTCACTACAGAGCCATATGTCGGAGCAAACCAATATGGGAAGGTGGTATAGCAATATGAAACAACCCAAACAACACCCATCCGAGATAATCTCATCTTTCCTTAACTACATAGATGAGTGTAAATCCAATTACCAAAACGCTCTCCAAGCCGTCAACGAAGCTGATAAGAAGGAGCTGCTTGACCTGGTTCACGATATGGAATTTGCCAAGGATAAAAAGGAGCGTAGCCGTATCGCCACCAAGTTACATAACAGCCGGATTGAACGTAGACGTAATAAAGATACCGTGGACGAGCTAGAGGAAATCGTTAAGTTTTTTGAGGAATTAAATCATAAATCCACCCTCAATAAGCTACGGCAGCTATTAGGTAAGCAGAGAAAAACCGAGGAATATTTAGCGAGTGAGAGGGTGTATAAGCCGAGGAAGAAGGAGGAAAAACCAAATGTGTGACTGTGTAAAAAGAATTTGTAATGATATTCGGGAAGGTGAATTTTCAAAGAAAAATCCCGAATATGCAAAGCTCAATATTATAGATGCCGGTTGTGATTTATCCGGATGGATATTTGGGAAAAAATCAGTGAACCCTACATTGTTTATCCCATTCACGATAACCCATGAGCCAATCGGAAGGAAGAAAACAACCGCCGTCAAGATGATTGCTAAGTATTGCCCGTTTTGTGGCGAGAAAGCGGACAAGGAGGATGCCTAATGCGTATCGCCGTTGACAAAGGGCAACAAGCCGGTAAACACGAAACCAAACATAATTGGTTAAGGCAAAAGGGCCATGAATTGGTTGAACTTCCTCTTCCGGTCGGTGATTATGTCGTAATTAACGAGAAGATACTTGATGTTCTTGACCGCAAATCTTCCAGGGTCATGATTAATAAGGATAAGGAAACCGAAGAGTATATAAAAAAAATCGGAACGGAGCCGAAAAAGCTTGATTTTCTTGGTACATACAAGGTAACGGTTGATTCAAAGAAGGATTTACAAGAGGTTATAAGCAATGTATGTAGCCGAACTCATGGAAGGTTCAGGGATGAAGTTATATTGGCTCACAATAATGGAATCAAGTTATTCATCCTAGTTGAAAACGGTGGAAAAATCAATTCGCTTGATGCCGTCAAGGAATGGATTAATCCTCGCCAGTTCCTCTATGAAAAGAAAATCCGGAAGGAATGGAATATTCCAAAGGATGCAGATTTTCAGACTGAGGTTGCTGAACTTAAGAAGCATGGTGCAAAAATTGTCCGCGGTCCTACAACCGGAGAAGAGTTATATAAGGCTATGGTAACAATGAGTGAGAAGTACGGAGTCGAGTGGGTATTCACAGATAAAAAATCCGCAGGGATGAAAATTATCGAGCTGCTAGGTGGTGATGCGCAATGACCTATATCAGATTGGATTATGCGGTGACATTCTTCATTATTTACATAATTATATCGATGGTTCGAGAGATGTATGGAAATTACAAATTGAAGCTGAAGCCAACCGACTACGACAGTGGTTATCGGCAAGCTATTAGAGACTTAGCTTATAAGTTTAATTCAATCAAGGATTTGAGGTTATCAGATAGAGATTTTCTGATTAAGTTTCGAGATTATCTCCAAGACAAATTGAACGGAGGCGGTTAGATGCAAGTCACTATTGAATGCACTCTCGATGAACAAATTGCATTTAAGCGTAATTTGAAATCGCTTGATGAGAAGATGTTGGTTACTATTCGCATTCCAGATGATAAGCCCGAGGATTTGACTTGTGGGGAGTATGTGGTGGGGTCGATTAAGTGGGAGGTAAAGGATGAGTGATATATGTCAATTTATGCAATACAGATTTACAGAAGAAGATCAATGTACTGCTTCATGTTGTGCAGAGTGTAAAATTTACAAGGCATTGGGAAAACAGATACCGAAAAAACCTAAGCATATAGGTAAAAACTTCTTTCATTGCCCGAATGGTTGCGAATATGTCCATACATATTTTTCTGACAGATTTTATTATTGTCCGAAATGCGGTCAGGCTATTGATTGGACTGATACACCATGACCAAAGATGATTTCTACATCCTCCGCAACTCAATAACAATGCGTCAGGTAGCCGAGTATTACAGTTTTCGGATCGTAAGAAAAGGCGGTAGCGATTTTATAAGGTGTCCGTTTCATGGCGGAGGTTCAGAACGGACACCAAGCCTTAAGGTGTTTCCAGAGTATCGAGGATTTCATTGTAAGGCTTGCGGAACCGGTGGAGATGTTACAAAGTTTGTTGAGTTATACGAGGGTGTTACTCAAAAAGAAGCTGCATTGATGCTGTCAAAGAGGTTCGGTGTTCCGATTTCAGACAATGAAGAGGTATCCGAAGAAGCCGCTCAGAGAGCCCGCAAAGCCGTTTTTGACCAGCAACGTGAACAAACTCAACAGTTACAAATTAGAGCGGAATTAGCCAAACTAGGCGGCATGATACGAGCATACAAAGCAATCACTTTGACGGCAGAACCATTCGGAGAAGTATGGATATATGTACAAAACGAACTACCAAAATTAATAGGCAGATGGGAATCCCTGTTTGGGATGTTGAAAAGATTAGACTGAGGGAATTTACATGAAACGAGGTGAAAAACATTTGATTGAGATAGATAAATTGACAGAAAAAACTATTCTTCATGATGAAATCTTTCAGGAAATCTTTGACCAAGAAGATGAATTTGAAAAAGCTAAGCTTGTAATTGCCTTGACGGAAAAAGCGGATGAATTAAGGGTGAAAAAGAAGTTTGATACATTGCTAAAGGCCTTTAAAAAATCCACTGAGAAAAAGCAAAAGGAATCGAAACAGCTACCGGAATATCCGTCTTTTAATCGCATGACTGAGTTTAACTCTTCCAAGTATGACGAGATGTATTGCGGTGGATGGATATGCGACTCAGACGGTGTGAGAATAATCGATAATAACGGAGTTGAGTTGACGATATGCCATCATCCTATTTTTCCGGTTCAACGGCTAATCAGCATCGAAACAGGCAAAGAGAAAGTAAAGCTTGCTTATAAGGATTTAAACCGCTGGAAAGAAATCATTATTGATAAGCGAACAATCGCAGATGTCAACAAAATCATTTCCCTTGTAGATTTTAGCGTTGATGTAAACAGTAACAATGCCAAAGCACTTATGAAATATCTCACGGATATTCTTAACTACAACATAGATACCATTGATACACAGACCTCTACCGGCAAACTCGGATGGGTTGATGATGGATTTATCCCATATTGCAAAACTCTTGTCTTTGACGGTGAACAGAAGTTTAAAGATGTCTATGAAAGTATTAATGAGGTTGGCAGTGAAACAAAATGGATGGAGCTTGTAAAATCAGTCAGGGAATCCGATAGGTTTGAACCAAAGATTACTATGATTGCGAGCCTTGCAAGTGTGTTAATTGAACCGCTGAATGCTTTACCATTTATCATGAACCTATATGAGACTACGGGAAAAGGAAAAACGGTATCATGTATGCTTGCAACCAGTATATGGGCTAACCCAGCTGAGAATGTCTACATGACCGATGCAAAATCAACAGCTACCGCATTGGAATTAAGACTTGATGTTTTGAACAGCCTCCCGATGTTTATCGATGACATGTCGCAAGTTAAGAAGAAATATGATGGGGATTTTACAGATTTGGTTTATATGTTGTGTTCTGGTAAAGGTAAGGATAGAGCTAATACTACGCTTGGACTGAACAAGTCCACCAATTGGAAAAATATCATTATTACCAATTACGAACACTCGCTAGTCACCGAAACCATGCAGGGCGGTGCCGTCAATAGAATAATTGATGTGCCTTGTGCTGACGGATACATATTTGAAAATGGAAATGCAGTAGTAGAAACCATTTCTCATAATTATGGATTTGCAGGGCGAAAGTTCATCGATGTTATCGAACAGGTGGGAATAGATAAAATTAAAGAAATCCAGAAAAAAGCCTATGCAGCCATTGTTAAAAAAGCCAAAGAAAAAGGTTGCGAAAAAGAGGAAAAACAAATTCTCCCAATGAGCATCCTTTTGACGGCAGATTATCTTGCAACAGATTACATTTTTGAAGATAAGCAATATTTGGATTTTGAATTTTGCGTTGACCTGTTGAAGAACAAAGGTGATGTTAATGAGAATGAGAGAGGTTATAACTTTATCCTCAATGAGGTTATGATAAACCGTTCAAAATTCGTTCCAGATGAAAGAGGGCAGTATCGTGGAGATATTTGGGGGCTGATTGAAAATGGGTATGTGATTATATACAAAAACATTTTCGACAACATAATTAAGAAAACTGGATGTTCCTCGAAAACCTTCTTAAGCTGGGCAGACAAAAACGAACTACTCCAAAAGCAACGAGGCAATCAGAAACAAAAGCGGATTAACGGGGATTCTCCTAAGTGGTGTATTTTTCTGAAGATGTCGGATGATATTGAGGGCGATGAGAATGTCCACGATTTACCAACAAATGCTGATGGATTTGTTGATTTGGAGCAATACGACCAGAGTGAAATGCCATTCAATTAAAAGTGGAGGGTAATTATGGATGATAAGAATGAGGAGTTATTCCCGAACAATGAGCAAGTTCGGTTGATATTTAAGGATACGTATAACTTCTACCTCAAATGAATTGCCGTCAAAGAGCCTGATTGGGATTTGGTGATATCGGAATCCCATGAGGTTGAGAAGAAATATCCGTTTGAGTTATGTCGGAAAATATTGGTCGAAATCGTAGCAATATTAGAAGCAAATTTTATGATGAAGGAGGATGGTTAAATGGCTAAGGATTTATATGTTTATGATGTTTTTGATGTGGATACGGATAGTTACATACTGGAAAACGCACCTATGGGAAGGGTAACCGAAACACTCAAAACCGACAGCACAAGAGTGATAAATGCTGTTAAATACGGTCAAAAAATCGAGAAGAGATACATTATAACACGCACTTACCTTGACGGCACAAAGAACCTTGAAGATGCAGAGGCAACAATCGTTGTACCGGAATACTTACAAAAGGAATGGGATCGGGTGAGATTTATCCTTAATCCGAAAGCGAGGGTTACTAAATGAAATGTCCATATACAAACCCAACCACCAAGCAATGCCTAAAATGTCCACTTGATGAGTGCGTACGTTCCTTGACGGCAGATAATAACGAGCGAAAAGCAGAATGGATACGAAAAAATCCAGAGAGACGAAAAGCTATTCGCAGACGGTATTATCTCAATCACAATAAGGAAGAGAAAGATTATCAAAGGAATTATCGAGCTGCAAATATAGAGGAAATACGAAGGAAAGACCGTGAACGGAAAGCAAGAATAAGAGAAAGGCAGGCGGTGTAATGTTACAGAGCCTTGAATTATTCGGAGGCATAGGAAGCCCCCGTGTGGCATTAAGAAACATTGGCGTTCCGGTTAAAGCTATTGACTATGTCGAGATAGACGAAAA